TCGATGGAAAAGAGTATATCCACTACTGGTTAAAGAGCCATGAAACTGTAACTATGCCTGAGAGCTTTATTACCGAAACGGTAGTAGAACTCGCCCGTCGAAAGATCCTCAAAATAAAAAAAATTAACTAAACATGCCTACCTACTCAAGCCCTGGAAATTATGTAATCGAGAAAGATTTCTCAGAATACGCACCTGCCGTAAATTCATCTATTGCAGGTATTGTTGGATTTGCTTCTAAAGGTCCTGCAAATAAAGCTACTTTAATTACAAGTGCTTCTAAACTAGTAAAAACTTTTGGTGATACTGATGCTACTGATGGAGGTCAAGGACTCCTAGCTGCATTAGAAATATTATCAAAGACAAACGCAGTATACTATGTACGTGCCGAAGATGGCACAACAGCTACAGATGCCTCTGCCGCTATTGAGCTAGGATCTTGTCCTGCTGTAGAAGTTTCTGCTATCCCACCAAGTACTGCAGTAAAGTTCTCTTTCTCTTCAACAGACCAAGATGGAACCTCTAATACTACTGACGGTGATGGGTATATCCTTTCAGTAACTACGGGAGCTGATGATCCTGCAGGAGATGTATTAACAGCTCAAGCCGCTATCGAAACAAATTCTTGGGGTTGGACAGCAGTATCCGGAACCGGTGTTTCTAGTTTGTACTTTATAAATAACCACGCTGGAAAAAATGCATCTCTAACAGTATCGTCTGATATTGGAGCTCACTTAGGATATTTAGATAGCTCAGGCGTTGTTAACACAGTTGGAGCTGCCTCTGTTACCGCATCAGGAACTACCGCAGTAACCACCACAAGTGGAGGTTCATACTTCGTAGAATCCCTATACACAGGTAAAGGATATAATGCTTCAACTATTACGACTGTAAATGGTACAACAAATAAAGGATTGAAAGTCGAAGTTGAATCTCACACAGGTAAAACATTCTCTGTAAATGTTATAAACGATGGAACCGTAGCCGAAGGATGGCAAGTAAACATGGAGAAAGATGGGACTATCACACTATTCCCAGAAGATGTTATTAACATTGGAGAGACTAATCCAGTATCTGAGTATATTAAAGCTTCCTTTAGGTCAGCTGACTCAAATGCATACGATAACGTATGGACTCCAGGTACAACCTGGAAAGCAGGTATAACTGGTATGGTATCGTCTACTTTGGCAGATGGTAATTTTGATACTAGCGCATCTCCTAGATTTATGAAATTAGTTGATGGAACGTACTCATTAGCTGGAGGTAATAACGGTGACGCTGCTGGAGCTGCCTCTATTACAGGTACTGTAAAATCAGCTTTAATCGGTTCTGAAACTCTTAAGTCTGGACTCTACGCATTAGATGATGATTCTCTCAACATCTCAATGGCATGTGTCCCTGGAATTACAGAACAAAATATTCAAAATACTTTGATTACAATAGCTGAAGCTTCTCAAAACTTCCTAGCTGTTGTATCCCCTCCAGAAGGATTGTCTTCAGCCCAGCTTGCCATTAACTGGCATAACGGACAGTACACAGGCAGAACTGCTGCTATTAACAGTAGTTACGCAGCTGTATATTGGCCGTGGCTAAAACAGTACGATCCAGCAACAAGTACTGATATTTTCCTAGACCCTGCAGCATATGCAGTATCAATGATGTGCTACACCGACTCTGTCTCAGACCCTTGGTTCGCGCCAGCTGGTCTAGTTAGAGGAAGGTTAACTAAACCTACAGATGTAGAAGTTATTCTAAATCAGGGTGATAGAGACTCTATGTACCAACCTGGAAATGCTGTAAACCCAATAGCTAAATTCGCACAAGATGGAATTTGTATCTGGGGACAGAGAACAGCTCAAAGAACTCCAAGTTCCCTTGATAGAATTAATGTTCGTCGGATGATGATTGTTATCCGTAAGATGTTACTCTCAGCTACTAGAAGTATTATCTTCGAACCAAACGATCCTGTTACATGGAACCGAGTTGTTCAACTGGTACAGCCAGCTATGGATGACATTAGACGTCGCAGGGGAATCTCTCAATTTAGAGTAATCTGTGATGATACTACAAACACTCCTCTACGTGTAGATCGTAATGAACTATGGTGTAGAGTATTAATCAAACCTACTAAAACAGCAGAAGTTTTGGTGTTTGAGCTAAACCTAACTAATCAATCTGCCCAACTTGGAGTATAAGTCTATATACTACGGAGAATAACTAATGGCAAACGCATACTACGCAACACAAACAAATAGAACCTTAAATACTGGAGAGCTCCCAACGCTTTCTCACAGTTTAGAATCTTTCCGCGCATATCAGTGGGAAGTAGAGATTAATCTTCCTGCAGGAATGGACGGAGGGGAAACTCTAACTCTTGCGGCGAAGCAAGTATCCCAAATCGCATTTACATCTGAAGATATAGTTGTAGATCGTGCTAATGATAAATACTTCTACCCAGGCAAGGTAACACCAGAGGAAATCACTATCACCTTTGATAACCTAGTAACAGGTGCAACTGCTGAAAAGCTATTTGATTGGATGTCAAATACGTATGATCCAGTTCATGGAGTGTTTACCCCTCAATTCATGAGTGGTCAGGGAGGATTTAAATCCCACATACAAATTTATCAATTAGATAATGCTATGTTCCCTGTGAAGCATGTTAACTTATATGGAGCTTATCCTAAAGCTTGGAAACTAGCTGAGTTTAATTACGGAACTAATGAATTTCATTCAATTGAAGTTATTGTTCGTTACGACTTCGCAGTACAATATGCAGGTCTAGATTAATATATTAATTTAATAAATATTCTATAATAGGGTAGTTTCTCTCGAGGGACTATCCTATCTTATTTTAAAATATGAACTCTTTTCAATCTCTTTTAGACTCCTATAACGCTTTGCGTAAGAGGACGTATAAAATAACTTCTCTAAACTCTCTTTTTGAGACTGTAGGTGCGCGTGATGTAAACGCTCTTAGGGGAACTGGAAGCATGGCGGGGATATCCGATGAGAATATTAGAAAGATTAGAACGCAGTTTAACTCGATTGGAGAGTATGCATCCGAATCAGGACAGCTCATAACTGCATTTGGAGGAGCTCAACAACTTCCGGAAGGTTCAAAGATACCTGAATCAGGGTTATTTGTAGGCAAATCAAAAGACGGAAATTCCTTTAACTTTAGAGCAACTGCTACGTCTCCAGGACATACAGGGTCACTACCTGTCGACTTAAAGGATGATATTATCGCATATCTACAAGATGCAGAGGCGGGGGGAAAGTCTCATACTTCATTAGATAATGAAGCTGCTGCCGGAACATTAACAGACGCCGCTGGAAATCTTTTAGACCCTGAAGCAATGGCGCGAGCGCAGGCTATTGCTGCACGGAATAATGAAATAGCCATGAAGATGGCTAAACTGGAAGCTGCTGGAATGATTCCAACTCCAGAGTTAGCAGACCCGCATTCCCTTATGGCTCCTATGCAGATATATCCTCCGGGTCATCCGTATAGAAGTTGTAGAACTATTTTAAATAGATTAATGGAGATATTTTTTAATCTCCCCAATCCAAGTGACGAACTATTAGATGAGGCTGTCCAGGAGTTACAGGAGGATACTATGGACATGCTGGACTGGTTGGGGGAGAATCAAAAAGCTTTAGATGAAGCATTGGAGACAGGTGGGTGTATACCAAAGGATCCTACTATTGAAAAACTTAGAGATAGATTTTATTTTGCTCATACTGTAGGAACTAGTTATTCTTTATCCTATGGAAACTACCAAGGACAAGGTACCGACCCTCCAAAGATGTCTGGTTTAATAGAAGGATTGTCAGACGACGCGCTAAACGATCATCCAGACTATAGTAACCCTAAATCTGGATTTAAAGGTCATAAAGAAAATTCAGGCGCAGAAGGGGGAGCCGTAGCTTTAGGTAATTCTGCTCCTATAGAAAAGCGCCACGAGAAAGCTTTAGATAGGCAGGGACGACCTTCTAAATCCGCGCAAAGAGCTCATAATCCTTTAGATCAAATAATGTCTAAATACAGAACAGTTGCATTATGCGACCATAGCGGAAACCCTACAACAGACAATTTATTTAAGGTAGACCATATTGATTCAGCATCTAATTTAGTATCTACCCTCTCAGAAAATTCTTCAGTACTTGCTAGTGTCCTACTTAATATTAATCATCTTGAAGATCAAGGAAGGGTTGAAGAAGCAAAAGAACTGAACAACAAACTAACTGAGGTTGTAGCAGCCTTAGTTGAGGCATGTGAAAAGTATGAAAAGGGAGTAACGGACCTATCTAAACATGTTAGAAATTATGAAGAGCTTAATAAAGGCATAATGCCTGGTAAGTCTTTAGCATTTGAAGCTGTTCAAAATGATATAGAAAGCAAAGTTGGCACAAAATTTGATGGAAGTAAAAAGTGTAAAAATCTTACTACGGAGATGCTGAAACGAGAATTAACTGCAAATCCCATACATAATGCAATAAGAGAGATGCATGAGAACGAAGAACATTCTTTTCAAGGTGAAGTTTCGATTACTATGGAACACCCTGATCCTCGCATTGGATCCATAAATAAGCTTACAGGTATTCAACCTCCTGGGAAAGGTGTGTATAACGTACCATATGCTACTAGATGTGTAGCTGATTCCCTTCTGCAATGTGATAGCCCTGAGGATATGGAGTACATGTTAATAAAATTAGGAATTAAAAAGGGAAGTGAAGATTGGAAATTAGCGATGACACCTCAAGGTAGGGAAGGTAATATGAAATATATTTTACCTATATCTGATAAATACTATAGACAATTAGGATTTACTCAGCAAGGTATTGTAGATATGTCTGAATTAAAAAATACAGATTATGTAGCCCAATCTCTTTCTGAAAATTTAGATGGTATCCCTAATAAAGGGCTAAAGAAAGAGCTTCAAGCAGCGACAAATGAAAGTATAGATAAATTTAATAATGACGCAGATGACGCGCTTAGGCAATTAAAAGATCCTAATATCTTAAAAGGAATGGCTAATCCTAGAGGCGCTCAGTTAAACGCTCAAACAGAGGTTGAGCAGAATACAATTATATCTGACCTAGAGAGTGTGATAGGTGTGATTTCTCCATCTGCTCCTTCTTATGGGCAAGCAATAACTATCAAAAAAGAGATAAAAGATTTAAATAAATTAAGAGAATCAGGAGATCCTACCTATGAGTCTAAAGCCAAAGCTTTATCTTATAAAATAGCTGAGTTTCAGCAGCAGAGAGAAATAGATAACTTAAAGGATAGCGATCCTAAGAAGCATCGATTAATGGCTGGAAGACATCTTCGACAATCTCTAACTGTTGTAGGCTCAGGTCCTGGAGTTATATCTGTAAAGAATTCAGATTCTGCCGAAACTCATCAGGTAACACACAGGCAAGTAAGAAATGCAAACGCCGCGATTGCCTTTGCATACCTTACCAATAATAAAGAAATTATGGAAGAGTTAAACTTAAACGGTCAAACTAAGTCATCTGCTAAAACTAAAAAAGGAAGAGAAAGCGGTAACGTACACGTAAAACAATCACATTCTATACACGCACAAAGAGTATCACAACATGCTCCACAAGTAGACCAATTACTTAAACATGCTACTTTTGGGTAATTTAAGAATATCCTCTAATAAGTAGATATTAAACTTTCCCTTTATAAGAGCTCTCTCGTCCAGCTCAAACTTATGCTCGCATATTACTATATCCTTTTGCCTATCTTTCTTGTATATTAGTAACCACGGCTTATTCCCTGCTCTTCCATCTCTTCTAGCCTGCTCTATGAACTTATAGAAATTACTCTTAGGGTTCCATAAATCTTCCATCTTTATCTCGTACCCTCTTTTAGCCTCTATTACAAATTTAAAATTTTCAGGAGTGATTAGGTCCCCATGAATCTGCAAATGCTTAGGAAGCTTATGTGTAGTAGCAAAAGCACCCGAACCTGGAGTTCTAGAGAAATCTTTAGTATCAAATCTCACATTTAGCTTCTTAGCTAATTGTCTTTCATAAGCCGCTCCTTTTCGCTTACCGTTAACACGAGGCTTAACATAAAAATCATTTTCTAATTTTAGCAAATCATTTGGGTCTTTTTTAGGTGACATGTACTATAATAGAGTGTGGAAACTAAAAATAAAGTTATTCTAGCCACATTCGATC